AAACCTTGTGATTCCACAGAAAAAAGAACACAAGAAGGTAGATAAGTTTGAAGGTGCCTATGTGAAAGACCCACAGGTAGGTATGCACAAATGGGTTATGTCGTTTGACTTGAACTCTCTGTATCCTCATCTTATCATGCAGTACAACATCTCACCTGAGACACTAGTAAACAAGGACGCCGAACTTGTTGAGGGTATGGTGGATAAGATGTTGGCTGGTAAGGTAAAGAATGATACAGAGTATTGCATGACTCCTAATGGTGCATTCTTTCGCAAAGACAAACGTGGGTTTCTACCAGAATTAATGGAGGGCATGTATAATGATCGTGTCAAATATAAAAGACTTATGCTCGACGCTCAACAAGAGTATGAAAACACTGGGGAAAAGTCTCTACTTAAAGACATTGCCCGATACAACAACATCCAAATGGCAAAGAAGATTTCTCTTAACAGCGCATATGGTGCTATTGGGAACAATTGGTTTCGTTATTTTGATTTGTTGGTTGCCACTGCAATTACTTCATCTGGCCAATTGTCTATTCGGTGGGTTGAGAAAAGTCTCAACATTTATCTTAACAAAATCTTGGAAACGAAGGACATGGACTACGTTATTGCTTCGGACACAGACAGCGTATACATCACTTTTGACAAGTTGGTTAGTAAGGTGTTTAAAGAGGGAACAGACACTAACACTATTGTCAACTTCTTGGATAAGGTTGCAAAAGAGAAGCTGGAACCTCACATTAATAACGCTTATCAGGCTCTTGCTAAAGTAACCAACGCATACGAACAGAAGATGGAGATGGGACGCGAGGCAATTGCTGACAAGGGAATTTGGACTGCAAAGAAACGATACATTCTAAACCTGTATGATATGGAAGGTGTTCGGTTTAAGGAACCTAAACTCAAGATCATGGGCCTTGAGAGCGTGAAGAGCTCAACCCCTGCACCATGTCGAGATAAGTTGAAGGAAGCAATCAGGATCATCATGGGTGGTGATGAGGAAATGCTAAATACATTCATACAAGATTTTCGTGAGGAGTTTATGACATTGCCACCAGAAGAGATTGCCTATCCCCGCTCCTGTAATGGACTGAAGAAGTTTCGTGGAACAGATCGTTTATTTGCACTCGGCGCTCCCAAGCATGTTAAGGGTGCAATACTCTACAACCATCTCGTAGATGAGAACAAACTTGGCAATAAGTACGTTTCTATTCAAGAAGGAGACAAGGTGAAATTTGTAAATCTCAAAGACAATATCTATCAAGCTTCTGCGTTTTCTTTTATGACAAAGATACCAAAGGAACTTGACATTTTACCGATGGTTGACTATACTAGTCAATACGAAGACAGCTTCTTAGCGCCGTTGCGTGTGATAACGGATAAGATGAACTGGATATTGAAAAACGATGAAGTAGGAACACTGGAGGATTTTTTTGGATGAGATATTATCGCTACACACTAGATGACCTAAAGGAATCTTCTGATCGAAAACTATTCTCATACATCTCCTTCTTTGCAGGCGGCGGTGGATCATCTGCTGGTTATAAACTGGCAGGTGGTGATTGTAAATTTGTGAATGAATTTCAGCAAGTCGCAGTTGATACCTATCTTGCAAACTGGCCAGACACTCCACACATATGCGGTGATATCAAGGATGTAACTGGACAACAGATTATGGAGATGACAGGTCTAAAGAAATACGAATTAGATATCATGGATGGTTCGCCGCCGTGTCCACCTTTCTCCATGTCTGGAACTAAGAAGGCAGGATGGGGTAAAGAAAAGGTGGCTTACGGTATGAAGCAGAAAAACATCGAAGATTTGACATGGGAGATGATTCGGATTGCAGGTGAGATGATGCCGAAGGTTATCATATGCGAGAACGTCAAAGGTCTAACGATGGAATATGCAAAGCAGCATTTAGATCGCATGGTCACAGACTTTGAAGCACTTGGATATTCAACTACATTTAAAGTTCTAAACGGTATTCATTTTGGTGTTCCACAGAAACGTCAACGTGTTTTCATCGTATCAGTACGCAATGATGTGCTGGAAGATATTGGTATGCCGTGGATGCTGGTTTCATCTCTATTTCCAGAGCCTGCACTGGATGAAGAACCAACGATAGAACAAGCAATTGGTGACTTGCAACTTAACAATATGAATCGTATAGATGCTGAAGAACTTTGTGAGAGGATGAAAAAGTCTGCTAAATATAAATGGTTGAAACGGCTACCCAAGAATCCTGATAGGGTCGTGTCTGTCGGTGATGACGTTGTGTCAAATTTTTATGAAAAATTTATTGCACATAGAAAGAAGTGGGGCAAGAGTATTCCAGAAGCTAAACACTCCTTCTACCAAAGTCGCCGTGTACCATGGAATCAAGCATCACACAGCCTCACAGAGCAGGGTTTGGCAAGTCTTTCCGTTCACTTGCATCCTCTAGAAGATCGCATATTTACTCCGCTAGAGGCCGCAGCTATAATGACGCTACCAACAGATTATGTGAATCCTTCTGAAGATATTTACGAGAGGGGTAAGCGCATTGGTCTGATGGTTGCTCCATTAATGGCAAAATATCTTGCAGAGAGTATATACGAAAATGTGTTGCAAAAATACAACGAAAAAAGTGAAATTAACTGTTGACAAATCCTATTCCAAATGTTATAGTTAGTTATAGTTAGAAATGAAGAGAAAGATTAGATTATGAGTAAATATTCAAATATTAAGAAGTTGCGTTTGGTATCTAAGCGACTTATTATAGATTCATCTAAGAAGTGGGAGAAGGGTAAGATTAACATCATTACCGCTGGTACTGGTGTTGGTAAAACTTTCAATATCATGAACAACCTGATCCCTGCTGATATTGAGGATGGTTATAATAAGTTTCTATTTCTGACGGTATTTACAGATAACGTATCTCAAGACTCTGAAAAAATGGAAAACACTTTTATTGAAAATGGTGTTAAAGCAAAAGTTACAACAGATGTTAAGACGTTTCTTGAGTATAAAGGAAAATTAGCAATTGTTCTAGTTTCTACTGTTTCTGGTGCTGTAAATGGTGGTACAGATAATGAAAACTCTAATATTCTGATTAACTTTTTGAAGGACGAAAAGTTTGCACTTTATTGGGACGAGGCTCATTTTGGTGGGTCTTCTTCTCTAGCTACATACAAATATAATACTGGTTGGCCGGGTACGGTATATAAAGCATCTTATTATAATTTTGCAGAAGCTCTTGCTCTTCTTGAAAATTCTAAAGTGTTTGGTTTTACTGCAACGCCCTTATTTGAACATAAAGGTCTGATTCCAAATATTAACTCTAAGATGTACAATCTTCTAGTTAAGAAAGAGGATTGGGCAACTCAAGAAGAGCTTACTGAAATTACTAGCCAGTTGCGTGATATTTCAGTTTATAATCCAAATAAGCTTGGTTTTGAGAAGGGTATTCAGTTAGCACTCAATGATTATTTGGCGTTCTCAAAAAATCTTGAGTTAACTGCTGAAATTATTAATTCACATGAACCGCTTCTTAACTTGGCACCAAAAACTATTATGACTTTAAATGCTGGTGCTAACAATGAAAATACAGAAACTTCTTTGAATATCTATGAAAATATTGATGTAGTAAAAGATTGGTTGCGTGGTAAAATTGATGAGACATCATATATTTTAGGTAAAGCTGATAAGGATGGATATTTTATTGGTAATATTCAAGGTGATTGGATTAAGCTGACAGGAGATTATGCTTTTACAGAATTTGTCCAAAAGATGGAAGATTCAAACGATCCCTTGCGGTTTATCTTTCACATTGAGAAGTTTAAATTTGGTTTGAATGTTCCTAATATTTCTCATGAAGTTCACTCACGGGAGCGTAACCAAGTTGGTGAAAATAAAGTAACAGTTTCTATTCTTCAAATCTTTGGCCGTGCTGTTCGCACTAACTTTGGAATTGAAGATTTGAATGTAAATTTTGTATCGGATGCTGTAGATTGGCTTGTAAAGAACTACAAGGACTCTCCTATTTTTGACGAATTGCGTGAGTATATGATGTTGCAAAATTCTCACACTTTCTTTGTTCCTGACACTGAAACCTATAAAGCTGCTATTCCAGAGTGGAAGGAAGACTATTCTGCACCTCTTTCTAAGAGTCAGTTCAATAATGTTGATCGCAATGGTTATAAAAAAACCATTTCTGCTTCTAAACAAGAGCGTGATGCTGCATACAAAGCAGCACAAAAGGATCGTTGTGAACGTGAGGGCTGCAAATGCTTTGAAGACTTTGTTACTAACCCGCCAATTGGTTCTGAAGAATTTCCTCTTTCTGAGGAAGAGCGTTTAGTAAATTATAAAAAGGGTTTGCAAGTAGACCACGTTGACCGCAATCTAAATAATCTTGCGCCTGAAAATCTGAAGACTTACTGCCCTAATGCACACAGCGGTAAGACTATGAAGTATGAGGACTATATGCCTAAATGATAGATAAAATTTCATGAAAATCTCTATAGTATTAGGTAGAGGTATTGAAGGATGCGGTGTGACCAAAAATTCTGTCGAGTGGGAAACTTGGCTAGAAGATAATGGTCACACTGTAACCGTCTATGCATCTAAAGACAAAAAATGGTCAAGGAACAGCTCTCATAATATCAAGAACTTAGTTCATGTTCGATTTGACAATGACGATTTTGATCAAGTTTATGAGGGATGTAAATCCTCTGACGCAGTTATCTTCAGCTCTCTGCCATCCACGGACCATAGTCAGAAATGTATCAATAACTTCGCTAAATTATTTGATTTGAATGTTAAGAAAGTATCTTTTCAGCATGACCATAATAAATCAAGCTTGAGAAGAAATGCACAAAATCTTCTTTTAGATTCAATAGAAAAAGTAGATATGATATTTGCTCACTCTACAACGAGTGATTTTGCAGATATGGTCAAGACGCCAAACCTGTTCGACATGAGAGAAAGAGAAATACATTTACGGCAGCCTGCAATAAACTTTGCAGAGCATAAAAAATACCGAAAGCCAGTAGACCAGCAAGACCCTAAGCACCACAAATGGGTAGGAAGAACTGCACGGTGGAAAGGTTATGACTTGATGTTCAGTTGGCATAATTATCTTAAAGATATTGGCCATCTAACTACATTTGAAGGAATAGAAAAAAGTCCAGTTTTCATAGAATTCAAAAGAGATTTTGAGTTTCATGATTGCCTAGGTCTAAATCCAAATGATATAGACTTGCAAGATAGATACGGAGAAAAAGCCACTGTTTTCTCTCAATATATAAATGAGGAAATGCTAGAAAGAATGTCACGATGTGGTTTTGGATATCAGCTCAGTATCTTAGATGAAAAGTTCTTAGAGAAAAGCTTAGAGTTTACTCACTTAGAAATTGTTGCAGTTGGAGCAATACCTGTGTTCAGAAAAGAATACGGGGATATTTGTATTCATCGTTACTATGATAAACCTTTAACAGAATTAGATAGTGGAACAATATGGCTTTCTAATGACAACATGGAAGAGTGCAGAGATTTGGTGCAAGAGCTGTCTGCTAATGAAGAGCTAAGGAATGATTATAGAAATAAATCATACGAGGTATATTCTTATTATGATAGCAAATATATAATTCAAGAAATGTTTGATAAAATGGAGATGTCATGAAGCATATAATCGCACAGAATGATTTTGGAGAGAAAGCCACTTTCGATAAATGGAATGGAAAGTTTTACGACGAGTCTGATCTTGATGATATTATCCATGTAACAGAGGATACTGTTATCATGCGTCCAGATTCTACTCTTGACGGCGGGGGTGTACCTATTGCATATGTAGTGACAAATGCATTTTCGAATGATGATATGCGTGATGTTCTGTATGGGATTGAAGATAGTTCAGTTATGAGAGCGAACTGCTCAGGCCCTATTGACCCCGTAGAGATGGCAAAGAGGGGATTGATTGAGGGTGAACACTATAAACTTCGTAGCCCAAACTCCTACCATACTCGCACTAAGAGCGGTGGTTGGGGTATGATCGCATATTCCAACGAAATCAATTCAGTCATGATCGGTGTTAAAAGAGGTCGCTTCACAGGGAAGATAAATATGGCTAACCCAGACAAGTGGGAAGCACTGAAACCTCTATGTGAAGACGTTGAACGTGCATTTGAGAAAGCTGCGCCAGAGATTTACAATAGACAGAAAAGGTTCGCAGAAGAAGCAATCGCACCAGAGCATCGTCATGGTATGATCACCACCCTGAGTGCTAATCGGTACAGTGCAATGCAGAGTAAAGCCATGGGTGTTCATAGCGATGGGAAGGATGTTGAGTATACAACTATGAGTTGTCATCGACAGGGCGAATACACGGGAGCGTATCTCTCATTCCCTCGTTGGGGTGTAGGTCTTGATCTCCCAGATAACTGCGTGTGTATTGCAGATTCTAAGAGTTTACACTGTGTTACACCTATTCGTGGCGCAGGCCAGAGGTTCACCACAGTGTGCTATACAGACCTATCTACAGCGACAATAGGGAATATGGGAAAGTCAGAACGCCTGATTGGCCGGTTTGCGAA